AAGCTACAAATGGTGGGAGGGATATGACGGCCACAAGGTGGTCCTCATCGACGAATTTCGCGCTGACTGGTGCAAATTCGGGCAGCTGCTCCGCTTGCTGGACAGATATCCCTACACTGTTGAAGTGAAGGGCGGCTCTCGCCAGATTCAGGCTACTACGTGGTATATCACCAGTAGCAAGCATCCCAAGGACTGGTACGATCCGCACCATTTCGACGCGGAGGAGCGTGTTGAACAGCTCTTACGCCGCCTTACTACGGTCACCAAGGTTGACCGGTAGACGGGTAGACCGAGGTCGGGGTAAGTAATACTAGTCTACCCCTCCCTCGGTGCCTGCGGCGCTGGGCCTACGGCGCAAACCCCCTGCCGGGGGCTTTTTTTTATGCATCGCGGCCGCTGGCGCGGCCTTTGTCAAGTGGCCACCTTTTGGCAGACTAAAAGTTTATGTGTCGTTGATCGTGGTCGCCAGCATGTCAAAAGTGAACTCCGCAGAGTTTAGGGGCGTCACCTCAGGATTGGCATCGTGCACAATACACGCTAACATGATGTATCGCTTATAATACGCCTGCTGCATGGGCGGCAGGACTGTCCATGGCTGGTTCAGTACCGGCACCCGAACATTAATTCCGCACTTGATGGTTGCCTGTCCTTTGGACCAAGTCGTAAACGGATTTCCGGCCGGCTGCTGCGCATCCAAAAACAAAGTCGTCTCCGTAAGAGTCTTGTAGGCGGCATAGTGCACCTTATATACCGCGGGATTAAGGCGCATATTGAAGGCATCTGCGCCCTCAACATATTCAATGCCAGCCTGAGGGATCTGCGTGGGATCACCGCTCGCCAGGCGCGCAACAATGTCGTTGCCAGCAGCATCTTTCCTTGGTGTGACAATCCAAATGTTGTATTGTGCGTAACTCGACGCTTTCAGCTGATAACGCATATTAATGACCATGCGCTGCACAAACGTGCTGGAGCTTTCGGCCACATTGCTGTCCCTACGCATTACAGGGGCCCATTGCGAAAAGTCTGTCAATGGCAGTGCAAACCAGCTGCGCGTAAATCCTTCCGGATCGGGGGCAGGCGTAGTGAAACTACGGGCATACTGCCAATCGCAAAATACGCGCTTAGACATAACAGACTTGTAAAGCTTTGACACCATGCGCGCATTGCTCAATATCTGCTTTTGCTGATTCTTCGCAGTAGGGCGCTGAAATCTCACTTTCGTGACATTCGAGGTGCGCTTGCGCTTGCCCTTAGCGGCGTACGTTCGTAGGGCGCTCTTCGTTGTGCCGCGCCGCGCGTAGCCCATTTACATTGCTTGGGAAAAAAATACTCGTGCGTTCAAACGCCCAAGAATCTTATAGTCTACCTAGACAAACCATGCCGGTCCGCACAGCGAAGACCTTTGGCCCGAACACCCTCTGCAATTACGACGAGGGTGACATCGAGTGGCTCAAACAGCTTGAGTGCAACGTCATGACATGCAGCAAGGAAATTTGCCCGGATACGGGTACGCCACATCTACAATTCTCAGTAACCTTCAAACGGACATACAGCAAAGCAGCGCTGAAGAAGCTGCACGGGCGCGTCCACTGGGAATTCCAGGAGTGCGAGCAGGACAACAACTACTGCCGCAAGCGGGACGGTGAGCTCATCATTGACCGCGACGAGCGCAAAAAAAAAGGCGCCCGTACGGACATTGCAGAAGTCAAGGAAATCGTGCGCTCGACGCATTCCATGGCTGCTGTGGTGGAATCAGCCACATCCGTACAATCCGTACGCATGGCGGAGCTGTGGCTCAAATATCACGAGCCTAAACGGCCAATCACGCCTGCGCCTGAGATTCACGTTCGGTGGGGTCCTGCTGGCAGCGGCAAGACGCGTCATGTGTGGGACACACACGGTGTCGACGGCGTCTTCACCCCCACAAGCTACAAATGGTGGGAGGGATATGACGGCCACAAGGTGGTCCTCATCGACGAATTTCGCGCTGACTGGTGCAAATTCGGGCAGCTGCTC